GCTGATCTTGCAGCAACTGAACTCTATGGCCGGGCGTATTTCGCGACCCGGCCATAGAAGTCTCTACGGGGGACTCACATGTTCACAGTCATTAAGCTGGGCGGTTGCAACGGCAGCGGCAAGACGAGCGTGGCCCGCGCTCTGCTGAGCAGCCTACCCTTCTCGGCCGGTAAGGCGCGCAAGCCGCAGAAGTACGTCGCCAAGATGCAAGACGGGGTGGAGGTCCACATACTCGGCAGCTACGAGAACACCTGCGGCGGCATGGACACGATCAGCGACAAGGAAGACCGGCTGGCGCTGCTCAAGGAATCCTGCAAGCCGGGCCGCATCATATTCTACGAAGGGCTTATCACCGGCAAGACCTACGGCGCTATGGGGGAGCTCAGCGAGAAGCACGTGGAGAAGGGCAAAGGCCGGTGGATCTATGCCTTCATGGACACACCCTTTGAAGTCTGCGTGGAGCGCGTGCTGAGTCGCCGCGCCGCCGCTGGCAACGGCAATCCCTTTGACCCTGAGCGCACAATGCGCCCGACGTTCAACAGTTGCGTTCGCCTTGAGGAGAAGCTGCGCAAGGGCGTGCTACCTGGAGACCTCGGCTGGAAGCATCCGGTACTCTCCCTCCCCCACAAGAAGAAGCCCGACAAGCTGGCGCAGCTAGTGCTGAACACGGCTATGGAGCTCCACTATGACGCGCGGTAAGTCCAAGAAGCCGAAGACCCGCGCCAAGGACCTTGCCAAGTTCATGATCAAGCGGGAGGACCACCGGCTCTACAAGATCGGTGAGAAGTCCAAGCGGCTTTTCAAGCCGGACCCCATTATCAGCGCCTACCGCTTCTGCAATGTGCGGCGTGAGGACGACCGCGTCACCAAGTGGATATCGAAGAACTACCGCGCCCGCTGGGCCACCGACCCTTACCTATGGTTCGCCCTCGCAGTGGCGCGGCTGTTCAACAAGCCTACTACGCTGGAAGCCATCCACCGGGCCGTGCTGCCGTTCAAGCCAGAGGACATGCGTGGTGCGCTGTACGATCTACGCCAGGAAGGTTCCATATTCAACGCCGCATACATAGTCAGCACGAACGGCCTTTCCATGGACAAGGTTGACTACGTGATTGACAATATCCTCAAACCGCTATGGGATATGCGGGATACGATAACGGAGTCCATCAAGGACGCTTGGCTTGAGGATATTCACTACGTGCTGAGCCAGCAGAACGGTCTCGGCAGCTTCCTTGCGGCGCAGATCGTAGCCGACTTGAAGTATGCGCCGCCGTGGTACAGTGCGAAGCTGGAAATACCGACGAAGCATGCTCCGGACTGGTATAGCTTCGCCGCTCCGGGGCCGGGGAGCCGTAGAGGGCTCAACCGCGTCTTTGGCCGGGAACCCGGTGCCGCACAGAGCCCTAGTCGGTGGAAGGCCGACCTTGAGCTCCTGTGGCGGGAACTTGCCCCGTTGCTCCCGATGTATATCGGAGCTAAGTTGCACATGCAGGATCTGCAAAACTGCTTGTGTGAGTTCGACAAATACGAGCGCGCCCGCTTAGGGGAGGGCCGCCCGAAGCAACGGTATGTCCCCCGCAAGAAGGAGAAATAGACATGGCGATCTACTGCGTTACCGTCCGCAACGTCAACGAGGCTTTGGGCCAAGGGATTAGCTGGCTTGCCGGGCCAATGGGCGTTGAGGAGCCGAGCCGCAACGGGCCGGTGCGCGTCAGCCCGTACCCCGTCGTCACCACATACGCGAACCCCGCCGAGCGCGTGCTGTTCAGCCCCATGCGGGACGCCAACCCGTTCTTCCATCTATTTGAGGCGCTGTGGATGCTGGCCGGGCGCAACGACCTGCCGTGGCTGGTCCAGTTCAACAAACGCTTTGCCACGTACAGCGATGACGGCGGTCAGACGCAGCCGGGCGCATACGGCTACAGGTGGCGCGAGTATTTCGGCTATGACCAGCTCAACGTCATAATTGATGAGCTCAAGAGCAACCCGACCACGCGGCGGGCGGTCCTCGCCATGTGGGACGGTGGTCAGTACGAAGAGCTGGACGGCGGCGGCGGCGGCCGCGAACACTCCCACCATAAGGGCGGTGACCTTGCCGCCGCCATCAGCGGCAGTGCCGACGTCCCGTGCAATACTCACGCCTACTTCCGCGTGAACGGCGGCAAGCTGGACCTCACGGTGCTTTGTCGCAGCAACGACATTCTGTGGGGCGCCTATGGCGCGAACGCCGTTCACTTCTCCGTGCTGTTGGAGTATGTGAGTATCGCGGCGGGCATTCCGATGGGGCAGTATCACCAGTTCAGCAATAATTATCACTATTACACGGAGGTCGTTGGCGAGAAGTACCGCGCGCTTGAAATGGCGGTGGATGCCAAGGCCAGCGACCACTACCGCACGCGTTATCTGCGCCCGATGCCCCTTATGATGAGTCGTGAGCTATTTGACGTTGACTTGCAGCACTTCATGCGCTGGGAGCCCGGTATGGTTAAGGACTTCACCGAGCCCATGTTCAGGGAGGTGGCCGTCCCCATGCGGCTGGCGTGGGCGGCGCACAAGGAGAAGGACTACAAGGCCGCGCTGGCGGCGGCGTACACGATCAGCGCGCCCGACTGGCGGCAGGCGTGCATTGAATGGCTTGAGCGCCGAGAGCTCAGCCATCTGCGGAAGCAGGAGGCGGCATGAAGCACTATGTCTGGTTCCGCGTGTTCGGAGGGGGCGAGGTGTGGGTTGCCCCCGAGGACGTGGAGGGCGTGCTGACCCCGCCCGACGTTAACGACGGCGCGGTATTGCTGATGCGCAGCAGCAGCCGCATTGCCGTTGATCACCCGACCACATGGGTGATGGAGCAACTGCAACCGAAGGTGCAATGATGCTGAATTCACAGCTATTGAAGGCGCAGCTTGAATTCGTACGTAACGGCGGGGAAACCCGCCGGTACCACACGGTCGTCACGCTGCAACAGAACACCGTCGGCCACCACAGCTATAACGTGGCGTGGCTGGTCTGGCTGCTGACGCCCGGCTGGGCAACGGCGGCGCGCTTCCGGCTGGTCATGGCCGCCCTAGCGCACGACATAGCCGAGCATGAGGTGGGGGACATGCCCGCCCCCGCCAAGCGCGAAATGGGGATACGGGACCTGTTCGGCCGCCACGAGGCCACGTTGCTCAACGAGGTGCAACTGCACTTTGAAGACAATATGGACCCTGAGGAAAAGCGGGTCCTAAAGCTGGCCGACGCGCTGGATGGGGCCTATTTCTGCCTTAGTGAAGCGGCGCTGGGCAACCGGCGCATCGGGCAGGTCTTCATGAACTTCCGTTCCTACGTGGAGGAGTTCGCCCCGTTCAACGACACTGAAGACGAGCTCATTACCTACCTTGACAACGCATGGGGAAGATTCAATGGCAAGTGAAGCAAACGATCGCCAAGTGGGCGGAGATCATTACGCTGGTCAATATCAGCATTGGGACTTCACCCGCGAGGTGCTGGGGAACCATTATCTGCGCGGCAACGCCACGAAGTATCTGAGCCGCTGGCGCAAGAAGAACGGCTTGGAGGACTTGAACAAGGCGCTGCACTACATGGAGAAGGCGCGGGAAACGCACGTGGACGCCGTCAACGATTGGCGGGGGCCGGGCAGCTTCATGATGTTCGCCCTGCTGCGCTTTGCCGAGGCCAACGAGCTCACCTACCGCGAGGTGAGGATCATCCTGCTGGTCCTTGACGCGGCGTGGGAAAAGGCTGTCCACGAAACGCGGAAGCTAATAGAGGACAACACTCCGTGTCCGGCCGCCGTTATGCCGGAACTGAAAGACCCTATGATAATATTGAACGCTGAAGAAGCAGAGATGCTGTACTCTGGCACCTTGCCGCCCGCTGCTGAGATACTCCGGCGACGGGCGAAGCCCAGAGTTATTCTGGACCCCGACCAGTAGCTACTTGTACGGCCCGAACATGCTATAGACGAAGGCGGCAAGCGCCACGATCCACGGCATGTACTCCTTTAGGAAGTTCGCCAACTTGAACGCGCCGTCCTGCTGGGCGGCGCGTATTTCTACGGACGTTATACGCTGCTCTATACCAGCGACCGTTTCACGTAGATCTGCCATTTGCTCCTCACGTGCTTTGAACCAAGTGATTTCATCCCGCATCTCTTGAATACGCGCCCCCTGCGATTCAATAGTGTTTGACAGCCGACGAAGCGTATCGCTTATCTGCTGCATGGCGAGGATCTGGGCCTGCTCGGCAATAGTCTTGTCGGGCTTTGGCACCATGATGTCCAGCGGCGGGAAGTCATCTGACATCTGGTTCCTCCAGCTCTACGGTCAGTCCCTCTTGACGTTCGTGCCAAGTAATCAGGTCATCAAGCTGCAACGCAACGGCGTCGGCTTCGCGCATTATGGCGGCGGCGATTGGGAAAGGTACGCACCAAAGTCCTTCACCGCAGGGCGCTTTAGCAGATTCGCGGGCGGCTTCGGCGGGGCTGGGCACGGCGGCGGGGAGGCGGCTACCGGGACTTCTTTGTGAGAGCAGCCGCTCGTAGCGGGCATTAAGGCCAGCAAGATGAGCAATATGCTCAGCGTCACTCTGTTCATTGATTTTCCTTTCCTTGTACTCGCGCTGTAGGCGGCGCTTAGCCGCTGCCGTGTACGCCTCAGCCGTGGCCTGCTTAACGGCGGCCATTTGCGCAACAGCCTCGGCCTTCATGCGCTCAATGACATCACCCCGGTGCAGCCACAGCCCGAAGAACAGCGCCGCCAGCGCCACCGGAACCAGCTTCACCCACGGTGGAATTATGAAGTCACTCAATTTCACTCTGCGCCCCCTTCGCTTTTGCCCTGGCTACACCCGTGTCCTTAGCGGCGACGCCAAGGCCGCCAGCCGCTAAGACTGCTGCGACGCCGGTGCCGAACTCCACCGGGCTGAACGCCTGCCGCAGCACGAATATTGCGATCCCTTGGTAGGTGACGTGGGCGAGTACCGCGACTCCCCACAGCACCCGACCAAGTTCAACCTCGCCGCTTAACCCCCTTAGCATCGGGGCGAGGCGGGCGAACATCAGGGATAATCCTTCCAGGGCAGTTGCCAGTGCGGCCCATCCTTGAAGGTACGCCAGTCGCCACCCCATTCAATCGGTACGCCTTCCGCAGCGGCAGCGGCTTTTACGATCTCCGCAAGCTGGTAGTATAAAGGCCAGTCCCACCGCACCTCGCCAGCTATCAGCGGTGCAAGGTCAACCGCGTGGCCGTTCAGGTGGCGGCTTTTCATGGTCTTGGTCGCGCGCTTTGCGAACAGTTGCTTCTGCCGCTCCAGCGTGCGCAGCCCCTCCAGCACTGTGAAGTCTATGTTTGACATGGCGGCGGCGCGCTTCACGACCCGAACGAGGTCCGGGTGGACGCCTTCCAGCCGCGCAAGGCTGCGCTGGCCTAGTGTGATACTCATTGCGGTTCCTCCTGGGAGTTGGTGCTGCGCCCGGCAAGGCCGCCGAAGCCGCGTGCGGTAAGGTTCTTGAAGCCGTTGGCAAAGGCCCGGATACGCTCCTCCCGCACGCCACGGGCGCGGAGCTCACCCAGCGCGCGGTCCAGCATCGCCGGATCCGTGGCGCTGCGCACCATGTCCTCCGCTGTACGAGCCGAAATACCGAGCCGCTGCATAAAGCCGACCAGCGCCCGGCCCTGCACGACGGGGCTGCTGCTCACAACGCCGATGGCGCTGATCAGGGCGTCCCCGGCATGGTCGTCCGCCGTACCGGCCCGGCCCGGCGCTACGCGCTGTCCGGTGCGGACGCGAGTGGCCTCGGCTTCCATGCGCTGCCCGAGGTTCGTAGCGTCGTCGGGACCTAGCAGCGCGACACTCCTTGCCGCCTGTTCCGTGTCGCCACTCAGTTTCTCAGCGACGTTTACCGCCGCTTGCGGGTTGCTGGCCGCCGCCTGCACCTGCCGCCGCGCCGTGGCACGGGCGAGTTCCCGCTCGCTGGGCTGGGTAGTAACCTGATCCGGGCCACGCGCCAGCCTGTCAATGTTAACCGTCTGCGTGGTGAGCTCGTCGGTGTCCTTCATGGCGGCAGCAGCATTGAACGGGCCTCGGCTGCCGCTGATGCGTTCGCCGCTTATGGTCTCCAGCTCCGGGAACTTGTTCTTCAACGCAATCGCCATGTCGCGGATCTGGTTGCGGCCGAGCTGATTGGCGCTGGCGCTGATTGAGTTGCCACGCTCCAGATACACAGACTCAATCTTGGCGGTGCGACCGTCGGGCGAAATGGTGACGCTGCCTGCGATGGCGTCGTCAGGGTTGTCGCCAACGATGCGAACGCGGTGCGTCATAGCGCCTTCCTCTACGGAAGCGCCCGGCACGCTACGGGCAGGTGTGCTGCCCATCACCACTACCTCGGCGTCGCTCGGGCGAATTGCACCGGGGGTACGGATCTCCGGCCGCTCGTTACTCAGCCGCGTAGCGTCTATAACGAAGTTGTCGGTGTCGCCCTTTAGGAAGTCCTCACCGAGCTCCGCCGCGTTGATGCGGGCGCTGTTGCGCTCAAAGTTCGCAGTAGCTTGGCCGTACCGCTCACTGCTGGCGCGGGCGGCGTCGCGTATCTGGCGGCCAAAGCCGCGTAGAATCTGCGCGCGGCGGTTGTCGCCTTGCCGGGCCGCTGCTTCGGCCGCGCCGTTCAGCCGCTCGCTGACCTTATCCGCCATGCCAGCCGTGAAGGCGGGCGGCTCGGCGGCCGTGATGCCAAGCTGGCGCATCGCGCTCTGTTGCGCGGCGGGGCTCAGGCCCTGTAGCTCAGGCGGAATGGGCGGCGTGTCCGGGCTTCTCGTCCAGCGCAGCAGAGCAGCAAGGGCGTCCCTGCCTTCGCCGGGCGGCTCGAGCATCATAGCGGCGCGGATGGCATTCTGCCCCTCCCGCGTTGCGAGAACCGGCTTGAGTTCCTCTGCCGGTACCGCGTCACCGCGGGCAGCGGTATATTCACGATCGCCCTGAACGCGCCGCTGTTCCGTAAGTTCGCGGTTGATCTGCACCGGATTGCGCGGATCGTTGCTGATAACGCGCTCAGCCTGCTGATTGATGCGCTGCGGCGCTTGCGCGATGCGCGCTTCGCTTGTCTGCTGCGCCACTTCACCGGCCATGCTGCCGGGCCGCCGTGCGGCTGCGGCGACTGTGTCCACCGCTTGCGGGTCCAGTACGTCTATGAGCGCGGGGTCGGCATCCAAGCCGCGCAGACGGGCCGCCTCAGCTTCTGCGTCGTCAACGTTGACGCGGGCGCGGCGGGCAAGGGCATTGATACCGCTGCTGAGGCCAAGCCGCTCACCTAGCCAA